ATTATATTGTAAATGCTACCAGCAATTTAGAATGCTTTTGAAAAACCTAGTAAATTCAATGTTTTTAATCTAACAAAATTTTTTTCACTTAAACAAATTAAAATAATTAGAAAAACATTTTTGACGTATTTTTGACGTCAAATGAAAAACTCTAAAGGCTAACCCCTTAGAGTTTTCATTTATGTTTAATATTATTTTGGCTCTATATTTATTGAAAATAATCCCATATCTTTTTTAAGATCCATTGTTATTTTTTTGCTTCCTAAATCCTTAGTTACAGTTTTTTCTGGATTTTCAGCCAATTCTTTAATTGAAGAGTTTATCCATTTATCTGGGTCTTTAAACTCTGGACAAACATTTTTAATTATGCCTAACATATATGTAACATTAAACATATTGTGTTCATTACTGTCACTAGCTGAGAATACTCCTAAATAAACTTTACTTAAATTTTCCTTCCCATACAATTCAAGTATAGCAGCTCCTTTACCTTCTGCACTTTGCCCAAGTTGTCTAGGTGTGCCATCTTCTAATGGCGAATTTGAAAACTTAAATCCTATTTCTTCTTTTTCAAATAGTGTTTTTATGTTTTGAACCTTTATTCCTAAATCTTTTTTATTATCTTCAACTTTTACTTCCTTTTTCTCTTCAACTTTTGTTTCTTTCTTAGTATTTTTATTTACTTCTTCTTGCTTGGTTTGTTCTTTACTTTCTTCAGTACTTGTTTCTTTAGATCCACAAGCAACTACTCCAATACTTAAAATTCCTATCATTAATATACATAATATCTTTTCCATATTTTTAAATCCCTCTTAAAATTTCCATACAATGCAATATATTGCATTATAATTATATACTGTATTTACATAAAATTCAAACTTTGTACATATTGTTACAAGTTGTTACAAGTAATTAAAAAGAGGTAGCTTCATTTAGAAAGCCACCTCTTTGTTTTTAATTTATTTTTACTAGTTTAATAACTTTGTTATTCTTAGGATTAGATAAGTAAAGAAACTTTTCTCCTTTTTCTACTTTATTTAATTCAACCCAAACAGGTTTTGCCTTATCTAAACAATACATATAATATCCGTTTTCTCTTCCATTGTCTTCTGCTGGTGCAACCGCATTGGCTACACCAACAAATCTAGTTAAAGCTCCTATTAGTAAGCCTGTTAATAAACTTATAACCACCTTTTTCATTTTTTTAATCCCCCTATTCTTGCTTTAACAATTCTTCTCTTTCTTCTAATAGATTCCTAAATTCTTCTATGTCCTCTAGTGTTGCTTTATTCCTTATAAAGCTTCTAGCACTACTTCGACTTTTTAAATAGCTTGCATACTCTCTATTTTTCTTTTCCCAATTCTGGTTAGCTATTGTCTGTTTAGATTTTCCCACTTGAAAACCTCCTACATAACTATTTCAAATATAAAGCATACTAATAGAGCTATAACAATTAATTTTATGGATATCTTTAGTATTAATTTAATTAATATTTTTAAATCTTTACTCATATTAATTAAGGTGGTATTATAAGAGTAAGGGAGGAGTTTTCCTCCCCTGTGTTCATAACAAATCATATAATTGTTTAAGCGGCATTATTATGATTGTTATTTTTACCAGTAGCTTGATGACTATTCCCAGTAGTTTATCAAGCTTTTTTAATTTTCTTATTAATTTGACCACCTTTTTTCTCACCTCCTTACAATTACAATTATACTACGTGTAGTATAATAAATCAATAGCTTTCATGATAAATTTATACAAATTATGATAATTTTTCCAATAAAAAAAAGAGGGTACTTCCATTACAGAAGTACCTTTAAAAATTTACATATTATATATTTCTGATTGATTAATTTTTCTACATCTGGATATAATAAGAATAGACCAAAACATAGCACCAATATATAGAAAATTCCATTCAAAAAGAACCCCTTTTTATTGGGATTCTTTTTTTTAAGCAAGGAGGTTGCCTAAATTATTGGTAAGCCGTTATATTTAATATTCTATAAATGTTAGAAAATTCCTTTGAATAATAAAAAAATAATAACTACAGCGTAAGCTACAATTATTATTTTTAATAATACATCTAATGTTATTGTTCAACAAATAGTTCCAGATTATCATACTATTAAAGTTATATTATTTAAATACATCTCATGTTAATGTTCAACGTTTATGAGTGAATTTGGATTTGTTCCGGAAGATCTATTTAAATACATCTCATGTTAATGTTCAACCATAGTAAAATAGCCATTCTTTAATTTTAAAGATATCATAAAAGCATTGATTTTACAAGATTCTAAAGAAAATTTTCCAACCAATTGAGATGATTTAAAATTTATATAGAAAACCTACCCTAAAGCATTGTATAGCAATGGTTAAGATAGATTTTAAAATTAAAGTAGGTTGGAAAAATAAAAGTTACTCACATTATAGAAATACCTTCAAAAATTTAATATCTTATATATTTAGCATAAACATATCCACCATGTGGAGGATAATAAATGTGTATCCAATCTCCTTCTTTTCTATATAATTGTACTTAAAGCACCTAATATTCTACTAGATGTAGATTTCTTTTCCCTAATATTTACACCACTTAATGTATTTATAGTGCCTGTTTTACCATCTAAATTAATCCAACTATTATTATTTGTAGATGCTTGACTTGGTGTGATATTGCTTGTAGTTTCCCCTACTAGTCCTTTAACAATAGCATTAGCCATATTTTCAGCATTATATCTATTCATATCGTTTCTATTATCACAGAAACAACATTCTATAAGCATGGCTTTAGCTTTTGTATGTTTCAATACATAAAGACTAGAACCATCTTTTAACCCTCTATTTGTATAGCCTAATGAACAAATATTGTTTAATACTGCTCTAGCTTGTTGTAATTCTTTCCCTCCATAAGTAAAGACCTCTGTACCATAGGCCCTACCATTAAAACAGTTAAAATGTATACTCACATATAGATCTACATCATTATTATTAGCTGTATTAGTTCTGTAACTTAAACTATCATTTAAACTACTGCATGTATCCTTGTAACACTTAATAACTGTATGACCTAATGCTTGTAATTTACTTATTACTTTTGTTCCTACCTCTCTAGTTAAATTAGATTCTGCTTTTATTCCTACTGCTCCATAATCTGCTCCAGACATTGTATGCCCACAATCAATTCCTATTTCCATAAAGTTACCTCCCAAATTTATAATAAAAAAGAACAGGCCTATTCCTGCTCTTTACTTTCCTTTACCGCTTGCCTAGCTGAACTTTGTCCAAAATAAAACCCTATTATTAATGTAAATACAGAAAGAAACTCCGTACTTGATAAGTTTCCTTTTGCACTTAAAATGCAAAATACTATAGTAGTTAATAATGCTATAATCTTTTTTATCTGTAAGAATTGTTCTAAAAACCTCATTTTAACACCTACCTTTCTATTTAAATAAATTGTGCTGAATTGCATAAAAAAGAAGCTTACTAAAGCTCCTACTGTTAATCCTACATACCACTTCATAATATCTACAAGTTGTTTTAATTGATCACAAAGATTTTCAATTTTAGCATCTGTCTTGGATTGATTCTGTTCTATTTTATCAATTCTCTTTCCATGATCGTTAAGCCTAATATCATGTACATTGATTTTTTCTTCTATTCTTTTATGTTTTTCCTCGCATACTTTTAATTCCACATTGCACCTCCAGTAATTAGAAATAAAAAAGAACCTACATTAAATAAGTTCTTTTATTTAAGATTATTCACTCAATATATCATCTACCATAAAATACATAGCATCTAACTGATTATATAAGTAATCCATAGTTTCTCTAAGATTTATATAATCTATAAATTCCCATTTAGTAAAATATAAACTTCCTTCTTTATTCATTAGATATCTCCATACATCAGCTTTTGAATCTTGTCCTTGTAATTCCTTCAATAAATTTCTTATTTCGTCTAATTCATCTTTTGCTATATCTAATTGTAAATCTTTAACTACCTCACATATAATTCTTTTATCCCATATATTAATTAAATCATGCCCTCCACCTTTATTAGGCAACTTACCATATGTTCTTCTATATATAAGTTTTAAGCTAACTTCAATAGAATGCCTATAAGAATGCATTATAGGAAATATATACTTATCTAAAATATCTATTCTATTTTCTTTCCCCTTTTCTAAAACAATGTCAACTAAATCATCAGCTGATAGTTTATATCCTTCTTTAACACCATATAATGATAGCTCACTATCTTGCCATCCAATATATGCCCTCCCCATTGGATTTTTACCTTCAATAAATATTCTTTTCTTCATAATATAATCCCCCTTATATGGATATATTATATTACCGTTTAAAAAAATAGGCAAAATAAAAGAGAAATATATAGAATTTAGTTGTATATTTCTCTTTTTATACAATTTATTTTCTAAAAGTAGCTATTATACTTAAAATTATGGTACATAATTCCACGAAACTTATAATCTTTAAACAAAACAATATAATTAATAAAAAATATAGTCCAATTATTAGTGCTTTTAATAGTTTACTGCTTTGTTTTTTATTTCTATTTATTTTAATTAAAATTATTAAATATTTGTTTATTTTAACTAAAACTATTAAATATTTATGTGTTTTTACAAAAATAAGCATTTTAAAACCTCCATTTTCTGTTTGAAAAATTATTATTCCAAAAAACAAAAAACAAAGGTTTTTTAATAAAATCTCTCAAAAAATAAAAAAACTATCTCTAGTCTCTACTTTCCCTTTTAAGATATTTACTTGTGTCGTCTTATAAATCTATTACGAATTATATCCATTTATACTTATAAGCCTTTATTTTTAGCCATTTGCAAGTATTTATAGATATAAATACTCACTATTGCGAACTAAAAAAGACACCTTATTAAGTGCCTTCTAGTTCTTATTATATTATTCCTAATTGTTTATTTACTTCTTTATTTGTTCTATTTGAAGCTTCTAATATTTTTCTATAAAGTAAATTACCAGTGTATCCTTGTTTTAAATATTTATTTTCATAATACTCAAATGGTAAATTAGAATTATTAATATTTAAATATGCTGCTAACTCTCTATCTTTCATTAATTTTCTAGCTTGCATTCTATATTTGTTTCTTAATAAATGAGCCTTTATAGCTTGCTCTTTTATTGCTAATGATTTATCTATTTTATTAACAATGTTTTATCATGATAAATATACCATTCTCTTACTTTTAGATTACTTAGTTTTCCAATTAAATTTTCATATTCTTCAAAATTAATATCTGTTCTAACCTCTTAAACCCTTCTTTTTAATATTTGCATCATTTATATAGTATAGATGATATACGAAAATTTGTCAATCTAAAATCAAAAATGTAAATTTTATACATTGATTATCTTTCTATAACCCTTTCTTGTTCTTCTTCTATAAACTCTTTCATTTTTGCATTAATCCATGTAGACATTCTTATTCCTTTTCTTTCAGCTATCTTACAAAAATTTTTATATATTTCAGGATCTAGTGTAATATTTTTTCTTATAGTTGCCATATACAATCCCCCCTATTGGAAATTATACAATACATACTATAAA